TTAAGTGCGCCTAAAACAGCTCAATATCCGTTTTGGTCATTAAAATCATGCTATGCTCAATTCTGTTTCTATTTTGATTCAAGTTTGCGAACGAGCATCGCGAGTTTCGCAATTACCTATTTTCAAAAGCTGTTCATCATTCCTTTTGCACATCTTTGCTCTTTCACAAGGTTTTTCGCACTTAAAATAGTCACTCTTATATTTCTTGCAATCTGCCTTGTCGCAATGTTCACATGGCTTATTCATCCACTCCACCGCCTTTCGCAATCTCGATTGCTTCATTCTCCGTCATAGTTACACTTCCAACAGCTCCGGGTTGTCAAATATGTTGCCGATAACACTACATTCATCCAAAACCTCATAGCTTTCAGCAGATAATCTGTTTGTCACTTGGAAAGACAATGTTTCTTCATCCCACACAACTTCACCGGCACAATCTGCTTCTGCATATCCGCTTTCTGTGCTATATGTGTCAAGATAAACAATTACATCGTGTTCAAATATCAATTTCTCATCTCGATCTGTCCGTCCAGTGCACCGGCAGATGGTGTCTTTCGAGACCTCAACGGATGTACTTAACAAATTATCTACGTGTATTGGCTGCCCTGTATTGTGATGCGGCAAGATATACGAAACATCATTTACAAGAAATGGAAATCCTTCCACCCATTCCCCATTATCAATCCGCTTTCCACGGGATAAAAATCTATTCTCCATCGTTTATATCCTCCTGTATTTATTCTGGTTCAGCCAATACCATTTACACGCCCTGCCACCATTAACAAATACCATAGGCTTCCCACTATTATTTGCATTTGCGCATGTGACACCATTCGAACCACAATACAGACAGTTGGAACATCTTTCTTCAATTTGCTTTTCTTCCAGAACTCTGATATATCCCATTATTTTTTCTCCATTTCTTTCAACTTGGCTTCGGCTTCTTCTTGTGATAAAAACCAGGTTTCCTTGTACATTTTTTCTGACAGGATTCGGTCTGTTGCATATTCTCGATCCTTATCACACTCCATGTACCATCCTTTTTCTGTAAAAGTAATCAAGGCTACTTTCTGATGATAAATTTTGTTGTTCTCCGGGTGCAGACTTAAAATATTTAATTCACAATTGATTTTGCTAGGAATTATATATACATCTGAGCCAATTCCACACGGCAACCGCAGAAGTAATCCCTGCTCCTCGGCATCCTCATAGTCTTTGAGTTTCCGATATACGGCATCTATTTCTTCACAATCTGGTTCACATGCCCTTTCCCACATTTCATCATCAATCCACAACGGATTTCTCTCCGTTAGTCTCTCCATGCTATTCCTCACTTTCTTTATATGGCTCCGGTAATGGCATCCAAGCTATCGGTTTCCAAGCATTACTTAATTTGCTCGAAGCCAATTCCTTGCAGTATTCCTTTTCGTTTGTATAAAATAATGGCTTGCCCTCTTTCATGTAATTCGTGAACGCTTTGCACACAAATCTTTGATTAAACTTATTTTCAACTGTAAGCAAAACGGGATATCCGCAACATTCCGGCAATCTTTCACTTACCGGAATCCACTTGTTATCCATTCTGTTCACTTCCTTGCATGGTAACTGTTAAAGCAACCCCTGCCGTTCAGCATCTTCGTATTCCCCAAGCTTGTTCAGAATGGCTTTAAGCCTATGTTCCGATGAAAATGTATTACAAAGAATGCTTAAATGCTCCTTAGAGACATACTTTCCATGCTTATCTTTTTTCGTAAGTCTTCTGTTTTCCAGTTCTCTATCACAGGCTTTAATCCTGCCTTTATTTTTCCCACCGTTTTGTTTCATTGTCTCGATTGCCTGCTTAATCTGATATGCCGTTGCCCGATTAAGTTCTGATGTAAAATTCAAATCCGTTGCTGGCAATGAACAAAGGTTGCTTACTACATTTCCTTCCATCCTATTCCTCACTTTCTGCCAGCTTCGCCATTTTCCAATCGTTTATATTGCTACCTCTGTGAACGCTCCAATGTGTTGTTCCTCCACTCCATGTGTACACTATTCCGTTCTCGTATTTTGCAAAATGTCTTTTTATCCACGCATCTTCTTCGCTATCTCTTACCAAAATCGGCGTATCGACTGCAACTTTACTCCAATCAACAGGCGGCTCAACATACTCCGAATTAAGCCATTCGCGGAAATTATGCGTACTACCTTTGCACGAAACTGAATATTTATCCCAAAAATCACACTCTTCACATTTAATTTTTCTACAAAGTGCAGGCTTTCCATTTTTTAATCCAAACACTCCTCCGTTTACCGCAAGTTCTATAATCTCATTTCCATATTTTTCTTTATTCGTCATGTTTACACCGCCTCTCCTGTAACAATATCCCAATGCTCATCCTCAATAAACGTCTGCCGGATAATCGCATCTGACAGATAGTGTTCTTTGCTCTTTGGCTGTTTTCTCCAGTAGGAATCAATGTAATAGGCAACCCACTTCATAAATTCCTCGATCTTGGCATTCGAGAACCGGTACGATTCTTTCAGTGTGGGAATTGTCAGGTACATTGTGGATGCCAGTGCGCTTTCGATATTGCGGTCTGCTCCAAGCACCGCACGCCCTTTCTGAATATCTGCCATGTACAGCTTCTGCGACATTGGTATCGACTTTACCCAGCCGACCACATCAATTTTCCGTTTCCGGCAATACTCCATCATGCTTTCGCTTGTAACATCTTCATTATCATCGTCCTGCCACGCTTGTTTACTGTTTTGGTGTAATAGTTCGTGATCTGCTTAAATGTCAGATCAAATTTGTCATACAGTGCAAGGGCAAATATAAATCCCATATGGTTCGCAATATTATCCCCCAGACGCGCCCTTGCAATCTCTTTCCGGTATATGTTCATCGGGATCAACCGCTCTCTCTGATTTACTCTGTGCATTTATTCTCCTTTCCAACATTCCTCCCTTTTACACAGATGTTCCAAAATCTGCAACTCGGATCACAGACTTTCGTCTTGTCCCCATAGCTGCAAATCCTGCCGCTGCCGTAGTAAGTAGGCTCTGCCTTAAATTTCTTGTATGCTTTCGGGTCCCGATGTTCCGGCTTGGAATCTTCGTATCCTTGGATCTGCCCGATCAGCTTTATATTTTCACGCTCCAGACGTTTGTCCTTATTGCTTTTATGTATTTCTCTCACCCCTTTTGGTAATGGGGCGATTGCCGCCCCGGTGTCGGCAAGTTAAGAACATGGCTTTTGTGATAACTATAATTCCGCACTTGCAATGGTTTCTTTTGCTTTCGCTGGTGTTTCAACCGTCCATCAGCTTCCGGATCATGTCCTCCTGATGCAGCTCTGCGATATGATCCCGCACGCTTTCTTCTGGGAATGCGATCTGGTAGGTTCGCTCCTTGATCCGGTTCGTGATGCGGTCATCATACTGCAGCGTTTCCAGAGATTCATTACTTGTGAAAATCGTCACTTTCCGGTTTATATAACGCTCATTGATGATCTGGTACAGCTTGTCATTGATCCAGTCTGCCGGCCGTTCCACTCCAAAATCATCAATGACCAGGATATCTGTGGTGCAGAGTGCATCCAGCAAACGGCTCTCACTGTATTCCGCGTCCCGCCGCCATGTATTCTTGATTTCCTGCAGGATGGTCAGTGATACCGCAAATTTGACTGCGTAGCTTTTCATCAGCTCGTTTGCAATCCCTGCCGCAATCCTTGTTTTTCCACTGCCCTTTGTCCGGGACCAGATAAACAGTCCCATCCCCTGCTCCCTCTGGTTCTCAAAATCCCCGAGGTACGCTTTTATGATCCGGCAGGCATCCGACACTTTCTTCCTGCTGTCCCGCTCCCGGTACACATCCATCCGAAATGTTTTCAGTTCCATTCCCCTGAATGCTTCCGGGATATCCGCAAACCGCAACCGCCGCAACATGATCGCACGCTCCCGGCACTTACACGGCACGGCTGTTTCAATACCGTCCTTTTCGGTCAGAATCCATTCGCTGCCCTTGCAGACTGGACACACATCAGAACCCTTCGAAACATCCTGAACATCCGCGTTCTTCAAGCAGTTCGTTGAGCGATTTTTCACACGCTTCAGTATTCCGTTGATCATGTTTTTCATCTGCTGGTCCATCATCCACTCCTTCCAGGTATTGCATAAACAGGTTTTCTTTCAAAAAGTTCTCCGGGTTCTTGATGTACCGGGCTGGTGTCTTTTTCCGCTGGCAGGCAATAGCATAATTCTCTGCCGCTGCAATCAGGCCAGCTTCCGACACTCCGGCATCAACCGCATTGCAGTATTCCGTCTCTGCCAGATAACCAATGCAGGTTTTCGGATAGGCTGCGGCAAAATCTGCAAACCGTTCCACGGGGGATATAGGGGGTGTGTTTCTTTCCTTCTTCCCTTCTTTCTTTTCTTCTATTGTTGTCGTTTGAATGTCGTTAGAATGTCGGTTGCCTGTCGGTTGCCTGTCATTTTGCTTGTCGGTTGTCTGGTACAAATCGTACTTAACCACTGTAAATACAGTAAATTTGTTTGTCGTTTTGCTTGTCACTTCGCCTGTCTTTTTCAGATGTGAAATTGCGGTGCGGATTTCGCGCTCCGTAAGCCCTGTTTCGCCCGACAGCTTCCCGATGGATGAGACAAACGATCCACGTGGAACCGTTGTCCCTTTGAAATTTCCATCCTTCCAGTTGGCTTTCAGAAGCATATGGATAAACAGCCGGGTTGTATTGATATCTGTGTACCATTCCCATTCCAGTAGCCCGCGGCTCAGCTTTATGTAGTTGCCATCCAATCACTCCACCTCCCGAATCAGCACTTCTCGCCACCTTTCAAATGTCATTTTCATTCCGCCTTCACAACAATTCCATACACCTTATACATCTGCCGGAACCGGATCACTCCCATCTGGTGAGCAATCGTATGGTGCTCCCTGCACAGGCAGATCTTCTTATAACCCGAATCATCCACCTTCCGGCGGTTATTTCCCATACCGATTGCATCTTCATGATGGATTTCCCCATCCTTGCCGCAGATGGCACACTTTTTATGCATTAGGCAGTAATACAGATACCGCCCGATATCATCCGTCCGGTCAATCGCATTGTCTGAAAGTGGGATTCCCCACTCTAAAGCAAATTCCAAGATCGTATTGATAAACTCCCGCGCGGTATCCATCGAACAGTTAGAAAGGCTGAAATAAGGATCTCCTGTACGGATCATATGCTCATACTTCATCCGTTCCTTCATTTCTTCCGGTGGATAGCCTGTCCAGTCTGCAATATCCCGGATCGTTGCATATGCTTTCTTCCTCTGCTCCGCAGAGATATGCCGCCCATCATCAAAGCGGATCTCTGCATTCTTGATCTTCTTTCTCTGGAGCAGACCACCAAGTTTCATTCCCTGAACGGAAACAACAAGATCTGTTCCATCACTGTTTTCCCGGTACTGCTTCACATCTACCATCGTATACATCAGTCATCACCATACTTCGATTTCAGACTGTTCAGCATTGTACCAACATCTTCTGCTGATAAACTGTCCCAAGTCTTTCCGTTGCTCGTGATCCAGTATTCAAGATTCACCTTATGTTTGAGGCACAGGTCTTTCAGTATCTTAATATTTGCCGGGCTCGGCTTCTCCTCATTCCGAGGAATGATGTTGTTAAAAGGCTGCATTTCTTCTTTGAGCCACAGGTTAAATCCAAGCCCCGTATGAATTGCCACACACTTTACAAAGGACCGGCACATACTGTTCCATACCCTCTGCTGGCTCATGGAATTATCCTTGACCGGATTGGAGCCATTCATCACCGGTGACTGCATTTCATACTCATTTTCATCAATAACGACATGTATCCGTGTCTCATAGCATCGGTTTGTATTTCCTTTGCTATCTGTGAAATCTTTTGAAACCATACGCAAAGAACTTCCCGTTCCCTCATCCGGAATCGGCACCCAGTAAACTTTCTTTGCACCATTCTCATGCAGCAAATCAATACATTTTGCCCAATTGAGATACGTCATTCCATCCCGTTCCTGGCAATATGGAGTTACGTCAATTTTGCGCATTTCTTCCCACGATTTAAGTGCCATACATCATATCCTCCAACTTCATTTCCATCTGTCCATCCCTGCCACTTCTATATGCTGCAAGGATGTTTTTATTGTTCTCCTTTTTCTTTTCCAGGCAGTCACATGATTCACCCGGATCAAGATGTGCCCCACAATAGGGGCAGGGTCTGTAATACATCACACCACCTTCCGGAAGCATGAAACCATACAATCTTCACAGTAGATTTCTCCGCCAACGTCATAACAATAATCACCCTGAATATGATCACCGCAGCAGACACACACCGGCCGTTGTTCCAGCCATTTGTCCTGCTCATCCTCATGCATCCGGAAGAAATCATAATTATCTGGGATCGTTTCCATTGTCGGCTCCTTCCTGCAGCAGATCATAGATTGCCTTTGCTTCACCTTTTTGCAGCAGATCATAGATCCAGTCCGCTGTCTCATCATCCTGCCCGTCTATCAGCACCGCATAGATCTGCTCCATCGGTTCGTCCATAAGTGGACACGCTGCCTCTGTGTAAATAAATGATCCTGCATTATTCAGAATCTTTTCTGCATCCTTGCAGTGCAAATACGCACTTACAAGGGATTCAATCTGACTTAAATTCATATTTTCCACTTGCACATTAAATATATTTTTTGTAAAATAATAGCATAGCATTTTAATGCTTATTTTTCTTTTGTTTCCCGAGAGAGAAACAACCCCCCAATTAGATGGAATCATTGCTTTGGTCGGCTGATTCCATCTTTTTTATTTCCACATCCAACACTTCCTTGAAATCCCCATCATTTTTCTTTTCCTTTCGCGGGTACGTGAGATTCGAAGCTTCATTCGGATATTGCGGATACATACGCTTTATTTCACTGATGTGCATTTTTCTCCTTTCCTGACTTTCCGTAGCTGCTGTATACGACGCTCAGTTTCACGACGTTCACTTTCCAGCCGCTCCAATGTGTATGCTGCAAATGTTATAACTGCACCGACAATCACCATGACCGCTGCAATCACTCCACCCATGCCGGTTGAATTCATTGCCATTGCTCTGATCGCCATAACCGCAACTCTGGCTGTAAATACTTTGTTTCTCATCTGCTTTTCTCCTTTAGCTTGTCCGCACAGCCACCGCAGTGGCTACTCTACGCGCTTATAACCTGCGCCAAGCGCAAACTTGTCACACAACTCATCAATTTTGTTCTGAGGTATATCCTTGGGATCAATTTGTTTCCATTCACCGGTTTTAGAATCGATCACAAAGGTTCTATATGTAGCTTTCTTTGGATATCTTGCCATAAGCCCACCTCCTGTTAATAGGTTATTAACTGTGCCTGTACGCGGTTCTTAATTTTCTGAATCTTCCATTTGTGATATAATCTCCTTACAGGACGTTGCCGCGTCCGAGTATTATGAAAGGAAATTTTCATATGAATAATTTTATTGAACCAATTACCATTCGTAATTATGACTTGGCCGACTGGAAATACGAAAAAATTCTTGAGCAAATTCATAATTTTGAAGCATCCCTTGATGATGACCATGAAATTGCGCTCCGTTTAACTTCATTCGGGACATCAATCACCATGATTGTCACAAGTCTCGGTTATCAAAACCCTGATATCCTCTATTTTTATGGTTTAGTAAATGGAAAAAAGTCCCAATTAATTCAGCACGCCAGCCAACTCAATTTCTTACTCACATCTGTTGAACGTGAAGATAAAACTAAACCCGCAAGAAGAATAGGTTTTGCTAATCCCAATGATGCTTCGGACCAGCTTTAGAAAGCAATTTTTGTCTTTCTAGCCGGAAATCACAAATGGCATCTACTTTTTTCTGCTGGCTTTGAACTTGCTTTTCAAGGTCAGCAATTCTTTTTTCAAGCACCTTCCATCTTTTTCTTGAAATCCACACTCTCTCATCTCCTTTCTGTTATTAAAAATCAAGCCACATATTCCCTCTCTATCAGTGGTAAAATACCTTCTTGCTTAAGAAGATCATAAAGGAACAGCCTTCCCTTCTGCGTCCAATATGCATGTTCTTTCGAATGTTGCACTCCATTTCCATCTGCATAGTTGTGCGTTTTTGCTTTCAAATATCCCTGTCCCTGATATTTGGAATACAGTACCCATATATCTCCCTGTTTATATTGAATTCCCATATCATGAAGCATAGAATTAAACTTCTTTGCTGACATGCCATAATCTTTAGCAATAACAGTTGTCGCAATAAGATCTTTACACTGGAGAATCAGATCGTAATATGATGCTTTAGGCTCTAACTGTTCAATAACCTTCTGCTGTTCCACAACCTGTCCACCGAGAAATTTGCATCTATCTTTTAAGCTGCTGATTGTCTGATCTGCCATCCTTAACGCTCTAGCAAATACCTGTTCCGGTGTATTCCATGCCTTCTCTAAATCGATAAGATACTGACGCACGGCTTTGCCTTCTGGTGTTCTCTGAATCATGCAAATCTGTTTTGCCATATCAACAGAAATGTTATAATCTGTAACCTCTCGCCTCACTTCTCTACTTCCTTCCATTTGAACCCGCTCAATTTTGAGCATGTTGAAATCCGTGCCTTCTACGAATCCATACTCAGCCATTCTCGGAAACCAATCCTTAAATGCTGTTCCAATATTCAATTTTTCATGTAACTCTCTTGCTGAAACTGTCTGGTTTTCCATGTCAATGTTAATTAAATCACTCATGTTATTCACCTTTCTCTATAAAAATTTTTCTCAACTCAACAGCTTCTTTGCTGTTCTGGAGAATACTCTCCTTAAAATCGTTACTATCTAATGCCACCAACTGAATGAGCAGTGACGCTTTCTTAAGACCTTCCTGTTTTCCACGTTCATATCCGATGCGATACGCTTCTCTTTCCTGCTGTGTCATAAATTCTGATTTGTTCATATTCCCACCATTAGTTTAGTTTTTTTAAACTTTTTGACTAAAAAAATATAAGCCAATCTTCCCTTCTGGAATATCGAGCATCTTTGAAATTTTAACAATGTCATCAGATGTAAACCTTACTTTATTATTCATTTTCAGTGAAAAAGTATTTTCTGATGTTCCAAAAGCCCTTACAAATGCAGACTGACTACCATATTTTTCAACAATCTTTCCTCTCAATTTGCTGTAATCAAATGCCATTTACTAACTCCTTCCTATAGATTTTGTTTCAAATTTTGAAACTATATAAAGTTTAACATTTTGAAACTTTTCTGTCAATATATTTTTTGAAACTTTTTAAACTTTTTTATTGACGCTTTTAAACTTTCCTATTATAATACAAGAAAAAGGAGGTTGTTATTATGTCTCAACCAATTGCAGAATTAAAAGATAGATTAAAACAAGCATTAGTAATTCGTAATATAAAACCAATTGAACTATCTGAAGCAACAAAGATTCCAAAATCCGCAATAAGTCAATACATGTCTGGTTATACAAAACCAAAACAAGATAGGATTTTTTCTATTTGTAAGGTTTTGCAAATAAATGAAGCATGGTTACTTGGCTATGATGTTCCTATGGAAAAAAATGAGATGTCTACTAATTCAATCAGTAGTGATATTGATTTAACAATTATTCAACGAGAACGCAGTAAAATGTCAGATAAAGAAAAAACAAAACTAATGAATATTCTTAAGGCAAACTTTGATGACTACAATTGGGAGGAAGATGACTCTGGAAATATCGAGTAATAGAAGGAACGAGATAAAAAATATAGTTTATTCTGCTCTATTACACAGCAACCAATTATCCATACCTGTAAAAATTGGCACAATTATCCGTTCTTATTCTAATATTAAAATGATAACTTATAGCAGTCAGGTGAGAAAACACGGGATATCATATGGCGAACTTATCATCAGTGCAGAAACCAAAGATTCTTATGTCGTTTATTGCCACTCAAAAAATAAATACTGTATCTATTATAATGATCTAGATTTAAACATCACGTCATGTAACCGAGTACGTTGGAATTTAGCTCATGAACTAGGTCATGTACTTTTAAAGCACCACCAGTTGTGCTCAAAAGAGAAATTGTTACGCGGTGATTTCTTTTTAGAAAATATTGATGATTACAACTATAAAATTGCCGAACTTGAAGCTAATTACTTCGCTCAGCTAATTCTTGTTCCACATGCAGCTCTTCTTGGTTTTAAAATAATGAATCAAAAACAACTAAAGGATATATGCCAAATTTCGGATAAAGCAGCAAAACGTCGTTATTATGAGTTTGTAGAATGGAAATCTCATATTAATGCTCAGGACGAGTATGATAATCATATTTTTCATTTATATTATGATTTTATCTATAAACGAAAATGTAAAAAATGTGATGCCGGAATAATCCAGCGCTATGGAAATTATTGTCCTATATGTGGAAACAAAAAAACTTTAGAATGGGGAGATGGAGATCAGATGAAATATCCTTTATTAGATACTTACGAAAACGGGAAATTAAAAGAATGTCCTACTTGTCACAATGAAATAACAAATATTGAAGGGGATTTCTGCCAAATATGCGGAAATAACTTGGTAAACAGATGTATAAATGACGAATGTTCAAATACATCTCCGCTACCATCCAATGCAAGATATTGTCCTCAATGTGGCTGCCAGAGTTCTTTTTATAATTCCCGCTTATTAAAGGCATGGGATTATAAAGAACCCTCTTTCATTTCCGATGGATTTATGAATATCCCTGATCCAGAAGAACCTCCTTTCCCTGAAATTGATGAGGAACTTCCTTTTAATTAATCAAAGTTTCCTCAACTTTACTACACCTATAATCAAATTGCACGGAGGTTATTTTGAATCCATTTCAAACATTTTTAAATAAATTTTTAAGAAACAATAACAGCTTAAGAAATCAACATTCAAGCTGTAATATTTCACCCAAAAACAAGGCTAACAATGCAGAAAATTCCTTTAACATGAAAATTGTTGCAGTTTACGATGCCCAGCGGTCTCCATTCTGTTTTAGAACGGCCGTTTTCCGAAGCCAACGGCCGCCCATTTTTAGTTAAAAGATCACCACTTATCGTGTGTTGATCTTGATAGTGTAG